ATGAGCTCCTGTTGAAAGACAAGGAGAGGATCATTCTGGCCCCACCCGTGGAGTTTGTTGCTTATTGGGGTTATGAGGCTAGTGTTATGAACGCTAGACTCAAGGAAGAGTTCGGACTAGAAAATTTTTGGTACGAAAGGAGGTGTGGGGAAAAGGCGGTAGGGCACGTCATTTGGGGAAGTGGTACATCCCCCGAGGAGCGAGGTGCGTTCTTTGACGAAGCCTTGACGATTCCGCCAAACCATTTCGCCTTCACAGCGTGTGGAGATGACATGTTGGCCTTAGTCAACCTTGAAGGTCGAATAATAGCCGTGGAGTGTGATGCCTCTAATTGGGATCATGCTCAGGTGGCTCTCGAAATAGAGGACGACATGGCAGGTGCGTTGGTCACGCAATCGAGATACTATAAGAAAATGGGAGTAAATCCAGAATTGGTTGACGAGTTGATGTATTCAGGCAGTACAATCACTTGGAAAAACCACGCTACGAGCTCTCTAATCAATGTGGTTCTCGGTTATTCGCGTAGGATGACAGGAAATTTGGATACGACCGATGGCAATACCATCAACACTATCCATCTTTACTGGCACCTATTATCGAAAGCGATCAACCTTGGAGTCAGCGCTGACGAGATGGAAGTTTTTATTAGGGCGACCGGATGGGAGGACTTCCGTGTCAAAATAAAAACTAAAGTACTAGACGATCCGCGTGAAGCCACCTTCCTCAAGGGGTTTTACGTTGATTGCGAGGTCGGGGATAAGAGGATGTCAATCTGGCATCCTTCTCCAGAGATATTGGTGAAGCTGGGAGCTTCTGAAAGTGACCCTATGATGAATGCCAACTATAGGAAGTTGTGCAAAACTCATGGGTTACCTTTAGAGGCTGCCAGGGCGATGCGCGTTTACGATATAGTAAACAGTTGGACGTCATTTCACCCTATGCCGGTCCTTGATGGATTAGTTCTGATGATTCCTCCAGTGATCAGAACTTCGCGAGCCGAATCCATCAAGCGAGTCGCCGACCTGGACAAGTGGGACAAACCGCAGCTAGGAAAAATGGATATCAAGAGCAAGGATTTTTCTCCTATGCTCCGAGTTCTTGGTATCGAGCATCAATTGGAATCCTTCAACCAATTGTGTGCTAGAACAACATGGGCTCCTGGCATGTTTGTCGCGCATCCACTTGTGGGCATATTGGCTCAACGTTACACCTAATTAACGTGCCTGAACGCGCAACCTGGGAATTGAGGACTCCCCCG